CAGCGCGCAGTGGATGTTCGTCTGCGGCGCCGACGCAGCGTTGTCGGCGTAGTTCGCCCAGGCTGTTGCGTTGTAGATCAGCGCAAGAATCGCGTTTTCGACTGTGTTTGAGATCGACACGGCTGGCCCCCCCCTATTGCGTGTAGTTCACGTTGGCATACCGCGTAAGCTCCTGCCCCGCAACGTCCTTCATCGTCACCCCGATTGGTGCCTGCAACCCGACTGCCCGCGCGCGAGTCTGGTTCTGGCGCTGCAGCGCACTCGGGATACTCGGGATCACCGCAAACGCAGGGTTATCCGCGTCAAACTCGATCGCTTGTGCCACCAGGTCGCGAACCCCGTCCTGGTCCCCTGTGAGCAACGCCTTGACGATTTGCTGCCGCAACCGGCCCGCCTCGCGGGTGATCTCGCCGCGACGTGCTGCCTGATCACCGCGTGCTTCGCCATACTCAGCCTTCTCTGCGGGCGAGAAGCCCAGCAGCTGCCACAAGTACGAACTGGCCGTCGGTGTGAGCGGTAGCCTGTTCCCTCTACTGTCTACGTACCCGTCTCCGGTCATACGGTACGCCTCGACCGGAGCCTTGAGCGCCACCGGGAGCATGTCCTTCAGCCCACCAAGCAGATCCCCGTTGGCGAGCTTTCCACCGCCAGTAATGACGTTCGAAACCATGCTTGGTGCAGCCCCCAGCGAGCGCCCGGCCGAGCTTTCGACCGCTTCCTTCCACGGTCGGCGGTCGGCGAGAAACTCGGAAAACGGGATGATGTTCTGCTCGCCTGCACGCGACGAGATGTCGAAGCCCAGCGCACGCGGAAGTCCGCGCGAGACAACCTCGCCCATCCCTTTGCCCAGCGTGTCTGCAAGAAACCCGCGCCACGCTGCGGTTGCGTCGTACGGTTCATCGTCGTCGTCCAGCGCATCCACCAGCCGCTCGATGATCGTGGCGAACACTGTCGCCAGCGGCCAGCCCAACGACCCCGCCAACACCGTCACTGCGGTGAGGTGCCCCAGCATGAACCGGCGCGCCTCGGTCTTGCGCTGCTGCGCCTGCCCCGGGGTATCCCCCGGGTGCGCGCGCCCAGCAGCGTCCATGGCTTCTGCATAAAGTTTTTCTCCCAGCTGGACCTGGTAGGACATGAACTGCGCGAGCAGCGGCGTCACCGGCCCGAGAATCCCTTTCTTCCCCAGCTGCCGGGCGGTGTTCCAGGTCTGGTAGTCGAACATCGACTGCGAAACTGTGTGCGCTGCGTAGGCACTCGCGTCGGGTCCATACCCTCCATGCAGGTCCCGTGCCGCCAGCGCAGTGACCAGCCGGCTCAACGTCTCAGTGTACAGCCCGACCATCGACCCTAGCTTGAGCCCGGTGTTGACCCCGCCCCCCAAGCCGCGCGGATCCGATATCTGACCGAGCGCGCGAGCCATCGAACCGATGTCAATCGTACCGGTGGCCAGCATATCGATGACGAACTTGCGGGTATTCTCGTCCAGCCCGGCCTTGCGCAGCACGTTGTCTGAGATCGACACATCGCCGTAGTGGCGCCAGCCAAGCTCGCGTGCTTCGGATGCTACGGCCTTGATCACCGCCAGCGCCGGACCTGAGGCGCGCCGCATCGCCGCAAATGACTTGGTGTAACCGTGTTTTTTCGCCATCTCCGGCAGCGCGGTCACCCCGAGCTGGGTCATGTTGATCAGCCCGTAGGCTGGCGACATCCCAAGAAAATAAACGTTGGTCACCGCCCGCAACGTATCAAGCCCCTCGACCGTCTCGTTGATCGCAGTACGCGCGTCGCGCAGCCGCAGCTCGCGGGTGATGTCGGCCACCACATAGGGGTCGCTGCGCGGGATCGAGTTACCCTGCGCGTCCAGCCGGTTGACCTGCAGCTCGTCGCGGTACTGCGCTTCGAGGCTCTGCGCTGCCCGGTCGAACTTGGGCGCAGTCGAAGTGTTCGCGATATGCGTCGCGCCCACACGCCACCTATGCGCGAAGCTGCGCATCATGTTCGGGTCGTACCCCGGCACCGCGTAGCGCTTCGTCAGCACCCGGGAGATCGCACTGTCCGGTTGGCTCTCCAGCCACTGGTCGCGGATGTCCTGCTTGACTGCTTCCTTGTGGCTGAGGATCAGCGCTTTTTCCTTGTCGGACATATCCGGCTCGACCGTAAACTGGCTGCTCGTCTCCACACGCTGGAGCAGCGCCGTGACGAACTCCGGAAGGCCCTCCTGCACCCCGTAGTTCCCCGCCAGCGCCCGTGGCCCCACCAGCGAGGATCCTGACTCCAGGTGCCCCTGCTGCTCAAGCTGCCCGAGCAACCCCGCGAATCGATCAGCCTGGTCTTTCTTCTCGAACCGGATCGAGAACTTCGGCCGCGTCTCGTCCGCTGCGATCTCCGCAGTGCCGAAGTTGCCCTGCTCGATCGCCTCTGCGACAATTTTGAGCGAGGTGGGGTCTGCCTTCCCGTCAGCACCTTTCTTGATCGTCGCGGAGGCAAAGTGCTCCCCGAACCGCCCAAGGTGGAAGTACGGCCCCTGCGCGATGGCTTTCTTCGCCTCCGCGATCGAGCCGATCTGCAGGTCGATTGGCGAGAGGTGCTCGCGCAACGCGCGCATATCCGCATCAACACCGCTTCGCTCGGTCTCCGAGCGCTTATCGCGCGTGAACGCCGTCACGGCCGCGACCTGCTCGTCAAGTGCCTTAAGCCAGAAATCGCGGATAGCCGCCGGGTCGGTAAGCGCCCCGGCCTCGCGCATGAACGCGTCCACCGGGTTGATTAGAGCGTTCTCGACCCCCAGCATCAACTCCCGGTCCCCGGCCACCAACCGGTGTAGCCGCGATGCCATGTGCATATAGTTCTGTGCTTCGTTCAGCTGGCGCAGCCGGCTATAGAGCTTGATCCCCTGACCATCACCGCGGGAAAGGTCGTTTTTGAGCTTCTGCGCCGCCGCATAAAGCTTGCTGATCTGCGCGTTCTCCTGCGCCCGCTTCGGGTCGACCGTGACCTTGCCGGCCTCATCCGTGACGAAGCCGTGATGAGCGTGCTCCTCCCAGGCTTTGTCCGGGTCGATGTGGTACTTGGTGCTGAGCGCCATCAGCTGCCCTAGCCACTCCGCGCCGTTGGGGTTGGCCCGCTCGAACTTCTCAAACTCCTGATACGCGTCGACACCCAGCTTCTCGACACGGGCGAGGATCGCGTCCCGCTCACGGTGCGCTGTGCTGTGCATGAGCTTCCCCGGCACCTGCTCCGCGTAGGCTCGGTCCATCTGGTTGCTGCTGATCCAACCCAGTGCGATGCGGCGCGCCTTCGGCCCCAGCCCTTTGACGTCCAGGTTTTCGACCATCTTGCCGAGCATGGCCGCGGCGCTTGTGGTGGCTTCGTTGGCGGCGGCCGCAGTCCGGTTGGCCGCGCTGGCCGCTCCTGGTGTGCTCTCAAACATCGCACGCTCGGCAGCGCCTGTTCCGAAGGCGTCTGGATTGTTGCGCGCGAGAATCCCGGAAAGCTCGCTGTCGGGCGCCGCAGCGATCTGCTCCGAGACCCGCAGCAACTCGGTCAGCGCGGTATCGTAGGTGCCGGTGACCCCGAGCAGTTTGCGAAGCAGCTCAACCAGCCGTCCGAACACCGATTGCTTCGGCTTGTACGCGATCGACTGCAAATAGCGCTGCATCTCCGGGTTGGTCATCCCCCAAGCCAGTAACTCGTGGACATCACTCAACGCGTTGTGCTCCCCCGCGAGGAACCGCTCCTCGAACCGGTTGAGCGTGCCGGATTTCTTACGCGCGGAGAGATGCGTGATGATCGCGTCCCCGAGCTCTTTGAGGTCCTTGACCGCCGCGCCTATCTGCCCTGTGCCGTAGACATCCGTGCGCAGCCCGTAGTCGACCGCTGCAACACCCACCGCGTGCCACATCTCGTGTGCGATCAGCTGGTAGTTCAGCCCTTGACCGCCCAACTCCAGACTCTTGAGCCAGATCTTCGCGCCTGCCGGCTTGCGCGACGTCAGCGTGAGCGCGTTGGCGCCGGCACGCAGCAACGCGCGCGGTACCTGGTCCCCCTCGTGTACGACCTGGATATCGAAAACAAACCCGGCTTTCTCAAGCTTGCCGGCCATGGCTTTGACCGCGCGCATAACGTGCCGCATGTACTTGCTCGGTGCCTCGGCGATCATGTGCTCAAGCACCTGCGCGAAACTCTTGCCGTCGACCGCTTGCTCCAACTTGGCGTCCGCCGCACCGCGCAGGTTCTCCGGTGTACTGTCCACCATCTGGTCGGCGCGCCGTGCGGCCCTCGGTGCTGCGTCCGGATCGAACCGCTTGAGTGCGCGCTCCACCGGCGTGATTTTTCCTTGGTCGAGGAGATCGTGCAAATGCTGCGCCTGGCCGTCGGTGACGCCCTTCTCGGCACGCACGAACTCGATCAGGTTGCGCAGGTCATAAGCACGCACCGCTGCCTCAGTCTGGGCACGCTGCTGTGACTTCTGACCCTGAGACTCCGGCGTCGCCATCTCGCGGAACACCGGCTGACCGCGCGTCGGCAGCGGTGACAGCCGCGCCGTGGCGGCCTCGGGTTGCCGGAACAGCAGCTTCCCGCCTTGTGCCTGCTCGATCGCCTTACCTACCTCAAACGGTGTCGCACCTTCCCGCGCCATCCGCCGCAACGCCGCAACGTTCGTGTCGTCCACAGCACGCAGGTCCGCAGCGTCGATCAGCATGTTGGCCGAGCGCTGCTGGACTTGTGCCGGGCTCAGCTGGCGGCGCGATGCCACAACCTCGCGGTCCACCGCCACGCCTGTGGTCCGCGCCGCCTGCCGTCCTCGGATTGCATCGGTCTGCGCCGCAGTGCGCGTCGTGGCGTTCGCTACGAAGTCATCCGCCCAGATACGTCCCGCCTGGTAGGCTGCGAAGTCCTCGACCGAGCTGAACGAGGTCTCAGCCTCACCCCCGAGCGCCGCCCGCGCGCCGCGCTCGAAAACCGACGCCTGTGCTCCGGCGTAACCCTGCTGCTGGGCAGCCGAGACCGTCTCCTCCAACCCCTCCGAGGTCCCCAGGAACGTCTGGCGCCCGAGCGGAGTGACATCCATTGCGTCGTCGTCAGTGATAAGCCCGAGCTTTCGTGCGAGCTTCTCAACTTGGGTGACCGCCACATTACTCCCGCGGGACTCGGGCAGCGCGTCGCTGGCGAGCGCCCGGAACACGTCCGCCGGTGTTTTGAGGTTCTGGAGCTTCGTCGCTGCCGCCTGGCGCTGGATCCCCGCAGCTTTGTACGCTGCGTCCAGCGCAGGGTCGACCGCGACCGGTGCTGCAGGCACATCCACCGCAGGGGCGCTAGGCACCCGCTGCGACACGTCGAGCGCACCTTCTGCTACAGTCGCCACCTCGGCGGCACGCCGCGCTTCAACCTGCTGCGCCAGCTCGGTCGGCTCGAGCTTCTCATCCAGCAGCCCCAACCGCTGCGCAAACTTGACCGTGTTCGAGCGCTGGTCCGCGTTGGTGAAGATTTGATCGTAGACCTTCCCCAGCAACTCGTCTGGGTTGGTCGCTTCGACCGCCTGCACGAACCCACCCCGCAACCCAGTTTTGGCCTCGTCAACACGCTGCTGGAAATTGTCAGTTGTCAGTGGCGCCTGTCCGATAGCCTCGGCGGTCCGCACGGCGATCTCGCGCTCGGCTTCCGCCCGCAGGTCTGCAGGGGCCGTCTTGGCCTTGATCGCCGCCTCCAGGTCCGCGATCGGCTCACTGGCAAACGGGCGGAACGCTTCAGCAGGTACTTCCACACCCACAGGAGCTACCTCGAAGCCAGCACCCGGCAACCCTCGGCTGAGCGCTGTCGACGCCAGCAGTGAGTCTGGCGCGGAGCTCGCAGCCTGGTCGAGCACTGCCCGCACCTCAGGCGTCAGGTTACCCTCGAAGGTATTCTCCAGCACCTGGGGCCGGTTCTGGTCGATGACGATCGCACGCTCGCCCTCAGGACCCGCGGGAGCCACCCGGCCTGCGCTGTCCGCAATGAAGTCGGCTGGCGCGAACATCGCTGGCGACGGCAGCGCCAGTTGCTGCGTACCGCTGGGGTTGACTGTCGGTGGACCGTCCGGCTTCCCGAAGAAGTCAGCCGGCGCCGGGAGCGCCAGCACTGCGTCGATCGAGGTGTTCAGGTCACCCTCCCCGACGGCTGCGGCTGGCTTAGCCACCGCCGGGGTGCGCCGGAATCCACCGCCCGCGCCGAGAGCCCCGCCGAGGACGAACGCTGTGGCGGCCGCATTGACATATTCCGCGACGGCGTCAGCGTCTCCGGTGGGTATCCCCGCAGCGTAACGCTCCGCGACCTGCTGCCCTGCCTCGGTGACCGCTTCAGTCGCGCCCGCCTTCGCGATCGATGTCGCGGTACGCCGCAGGAACCCCCCGGCTTGGGTCGCAGCAACACCGCCGAGAACTTTGCCTGCACCGGGAAGGAACCGCCCGATAGCTGCGTCTGCTGCAGACTGGAAAGGTGCGGCCAGCCCTGCGCGCACGGCACTTTCCTGGGTGAGGCTGCCCTGCTCCTCGACTGCACGTGCCACATTTGAGGCGGAAAACTGCGGTGTGCCCGCGGCAATCGCGCCTACAATAGCACCGCCAGGGCCTCCGACCAGACCCCCCGCCGCGGCACCTACCGCGGTGCCTGCCATGTACGGTACAGAACTCGCGAGGTTCTCTGCTATGAACCGACCGAGGCCGACCCTGCCCCCTGTCAGATCGGAGAACTGCGCGGCCGGGGCGCGTGCGCCGGCCGCAGCTGCGCGTGCTAGCCCGGCCTGATACTCCTGCTCAGCGCCGGGGTCGACCTGGTCCTGGGTCAGCCGGTCGAACTGGTACGGCAGCCCGTAGCGCAGCTGCCCGATCGCACTCTCGGCCGCGCCCGTAAAGATCTGCCCCAGGCTGGACTTCGGGCGCGCCGACAGGTTCGCCAGCTCGTCAGACATCTGGACACCGCCGAAAGTGGGCATGTTACTGCGGCTCCTCCATCCCGGGGAGCTGCGCCAACGCCATATTTGCGGGGTTCGCCCCACTAAGCAGCAGCATCCGGTCCAGAAGCTCCTTAGTCGCGCTGTCGCGTTCGGCCACCGCTGCGTCTGGATCGGACTCTTTGAGCCGCTCAGCACTGGCAATACGCTGCGCGTACTGCGCTTGGGTAAGCTCTGTGGCCACCGCGGTCGCGTGGTCTTTCGGGTCAAGTACCGCGCGCCGGGGCATCATCCCTGACGCCGCCTGCGCCTCGCGCATCGACAACCCGCCAGAGAACAGCCCTCCCACGAACCTCGCTTGCCGCTCGTACATGTCGAGCTCTTTCGCGGGCGTTACAGCAGGCTTCGCAGCAGCTTTTGCTGCGGTCCCCGTAGCAGCTTTTGCTGCGGTCCCTGCAACTGCGCGCGACACCGCGGGCACCCCCATAAGTCCTTCGACAAAATCACGCGTTCCGACCCGGCCTCCCTGTGTCCCAATGATCGGCCCGAGAGTTGGGAAATTAACGTTGATCGCCTTCTGCGCTCCGGCACTCGCGTCCTCCCCGACAGCCTTCAGCCGCCGGCTGATCGCCGCGCCCCAGCCACGTGCGACGCTTTCCTTCTCAGCTCCCATCTCAGTGCTCCCAGCTAAAACCGCCGCGACCAAACCCCCACGGCATTGGCGCAAAAAGTTTACGCATGACGAGCGCCCGTGCCTCACGCACGTGCTGTTCGAACGTTGCTTTGAAATCCGCAGCCCGCTTCGGGGACCCCGCATCGTCGTCGACAATCCGCAACGCGAGGTACGCAGCCCAGTCGAGCATCTCGATGTGGTGCGCTACTGGGACCTCCGGCCGCGCGCTAAGACTCGTGATCCGCAAATCATCAATCGGCGTGCGCACTACGCGCAGCCGAAGAACGTCTCCATCCTCGTCGGCGCGGGGTGCTGGGTGCACACGCAGGCTGACCTGCTCGTAGGAATCTGTGTCGCTGGCCACCAACCCCTCGTCGGTCGAGTAGGCTAGGGTGGGTCCTGGCGGTATCCCTTGGAAAGTGCTCGGGTCGACCCACGAGTCGCTCGGGGACCGGTACGCCGCCAGCACACCGTGCCCGACACGGTTCAGGTCCGCGTCCTGGTCTTCCCGCTTTGCTGACAGCACCGCGATCACGCTCTCGTGCAGCGGATAAGTCGTTTGCCCCTCGGCCAGTGTGATTTTGGTCACCTCGTCGGTAGTAGCGTCCCGCAGGATGAGGCTCTGCACCGCAAACCGCCGCTGCGCTTCGTTGATGAAGGTGACGAGCGTCTGGTCCGTCCACAGGTAGTCCGACGACCCCGACTCTCGGTCAGTGCGGTCGTTCAGCATTGTCTGGCGAAGTAGTTGGAGCAGGTCCCCAAGCGTCACGTGAATTCCCCCAGGTGCCGCCATGACACCTGGGGGTGAGTATCACTCTCGCGTGCGGGCGTAAATCCCTCGCGGATCAAACGCGCCTGTACGGGTATTTCATGCGGTTGCGGTAGCCCCGGATCTGCTGAGTCTGCGTGTCGACCACCGGCGCAGACATGACGGCGTGGTCCAAGATGCCAAGCAAAAAGTCCGGCACATCTACCGGCTCGCCAGGGCTGATCATGTAGCTGCGACCGTTGTGCCCAAGGAACAACCCGGTCGGGGGGATATCGTTGCCCTCCTCCAGCACGATCGTGACATATTCAACACCGAGTTTGGCCATCGCCTTTCGCGTCTTCGCGTCCACCTGCCCCGCGAACTCGCGCGGGACAGCCGCCAGCGGGTCCGGCACAGCCGCCTCCCCCTCAACCTCCACGGTCGTGGCCGGGCGTGCGAGCAGCGCGGCGATTTGCGCCTGCTGCGCATCAAGCATCGCTCTGAGCTCCGCTACGTCATCGCTGGGTGGCGGCTCCGGCAACGCAACCGTCTCGATCGCTGGCTGCGGCGGAATCGATCCTTCTGTAGGGGCTGCTGCCGCAGCAATCGCTTTGGCCCGCGTGTCAGCGACTTCCTTGCCGCGGACCTTCTCGGCTTCGGCCAGGCTGGGGTGAGCGAGCTCGTAATACCCGCCCGGCTGCGGGGTGACGGTCACACCGTCGATGTCGTAGGTATCACTCATTTCATCGCTTCCTTCGCTAACTTGTCGAACGCTGAAGTGTACGTATCCGCAGGCAGCGCAATGTCCATCGCGCTCTCGAGGAACTTAAGCACCTGCTCTTTGGTGTCAAACTTGAATTCGACTTCCGGATCTTTCCACGGCGGGAAGCAGGCGTCCCCAGACGCCTTACTGCGCTGCTTGTTGGCCTTCTGGATCTCCGGGTCGGTGCACCGAACCTCATAGCTATCGCGCTCACGCTCAATGCGGATGTTGCAATAACCCACGGCAGTGCTCCCTCTCATTTCCGGCCCACGACCCGGCTAGCTCGATCCCCCCAACCAGCTAACCGGGCCTGGCCCCCGAACATCAGCCGATAGCGATGTAGTGGAACACCTTAGCGGCGATGTTCACCGCTGCGGAGACCTGGAACCCGCGGAAGTCGTCGCTGATCCCGTCGACCAGAAGCAGGTCGGTGTCGGTATCCAACGTCATCGTGCCGGCAGCGACGGTTTTCAGCGTCTGCGTCGCAGCCATCGTGTCCGAGATCTCGTTGACGATCCGGTCAGTGAGATTGATCAGCTTCACGTAGCGCGGCTTGAACCCGAGGTTGACCTCGCAGATCGTACCGTCCCCAGTGAATGTGCCAGTCGCGCAGTTGGCAATGCCAGCACTCTGGCTCGAAGCGGAATCCAACATATCGTGTCCTTCCTATTCTTGCTGTGGGCGGGCAGCTCCTACTGCCCGCCTCACATGTCCGGTTACGCGGTGGCGCAGACTTCCAGGCGGATCATGAACGCCTCCTGGAGGATGATGGTCGCGGTCCAGAGCTTCCAGCCCACCGTACCACGCTGGCCGAGCGGATCGCCCGCAGCTGGTTTCGGATTGACGACCATCGGGGTCATCGCGCTGTGGCCCTTGAGCGGTACGATCCCGAAGGCGTCGCGCGCGAAGTAGATGACTGGGTAGACATCGACGTTGACGCCGCCGTTCGATCGCATGGTCGGAGCCGACGCAACCACAACACCAGCCGCAAGAAACGGCTTGGCAACTGTGGTCATAACGTACCGAACCTGCTCGACCGAACCAATCTCGCCTTCCCAAGGCGAGGTATGCGGGCCGTAGTCCGCGACCGCCTTGAACCCGGTCATTGACCGCACGTCGCTCTCGCAGTCCGGGTGGACCACCGCAACGTAACCGGCTTCGACCGAGGCTGTCCCGTAGTCCGCAGTCGACGCAACCACCGAAGTGATCCGCTTTGCGTTCTGCCGGTTGAGCGAGGTGGTGACCTTGCGCTGATCAACCCGTGTGATCGGGGTAGCAACCAGTGCCCGACCCGCCACACTGAGCGCGTAGAACACGTTGGTCCCGGCCTTCAGCACATTGTAGCGGAGCGTCTCGACGGTCTCCGCCGCGTTCTCACCGAGCACGTCGGTCGCTACCGCGAGAATTCCGTCGGGGTGGGTGTCGACTACAACGTCGGTGATGGTCACATAGTCGCCGTATTGCGCCAGCTGGACGGTGTAGTCCTGGTTGGCGAGCGAGCGACCTTCGGGTGTGACACCTTCAACCAGCGGCGTCAGCGCTAGCGGTGTGTAGAAGTCACCCGAGCCTGAGCCTGCGGCACCTGTGGCGCCGGACAGGAAATAGCGACGGAACTTGGCCGTCTGCGTTGAGTTGGTCGGCAGCGGGTACGTCTGCCCGAATTTCTCGAACACGAGCAGCGGCATCGCGCGCTTGAGCATCCGCACAACCGCCCACGCGGCGATTGCGGGTGTGATGTCACCATAGTTTACCATTATCGAGCCCCCCTAGCTTGGACTTATGCCTTCATCGACTCCGCAGCGTACCGAGCGAAAGCAGTTTTGAAATCCTGCGGATCTTGCCCGACAGGTACCTGCGATCGATCACTACCGACTGGGGCCAACGATTCTGCCGCTTGTTTGGCAGCGCTAGACAGCTCAGTTTTTGAGGAGCTTGGCGGGGATGGAGCCGGCGGTGTTGCGGCGGGCGCCGCGGCCGGAACTGTCCCTGTCGCACTCCTGTAACGCCCGATGAGGTCGGCGACCTCCTCTGTTGTCCCCGACTGCATAACCTGCTTCATGCCGTTCTGCAAGTAGCTTGGTTGTGTTTCGACCCAAGCGCTGACATCTGCCTCGACTGCCTCGGAGTAGTCAGGAACGACCTGGCGCAATTCCCCGGTGTGCACTGCGTTACCCATCGCGCGCACCTGCTCCACCAGCGGCGCCATGTGCTGGGTCACTTCCGTGAACACATATTTCAGCAGGTCATGGTACTCAGCTCGACGCTTGAGGGTCTCCGCCTTCGCCACGTCAGGCCAGTTTTTCTCGTAGTCATCGAGTGTTTTGTTCTCGTCCGCTGTGTACAGTGGCTTGTCTTCTACGGGGGCAGGCGCAGGG